CCCTCCCCCCCCCCTTCGGCGGCTAGGGCCATGTTTCTCGCAAATATTTACCTATTTTTTCGTATCGGCTTTAACTGTCTTATATTTGCGGTTAAAATCGCATATATTTAGTGCCGTGTTCCGCGTAGAAAAAGACTAGAATGTTTCACGTGAAACATTGAAAACTGCTTATTAAAATTTAGCTGGGGGCCCCTATGAGTGCAGCGCAAAGTTCGGCTGTTGAAGAGAAAAAACTGAAGCTTGAGCTTCGGCTCGCGCAGCTTGAAAAGAATGAAAAGTGCCAAAATGATTTTTTAACGTTTGTGAAGACTGTTTGGCCTGATTTTATCGCGGGCCGTCATCACCGGATCATTGCAGAGAAGCTTGAGCGCGTGGCCAGTGGTGAGTTGAAGAGGGTCATTATCAACATGGCTCCTCGTCACACGAAGTCGGAATTTGCGTCGTATTTGTTTCCGGCGTGGATGATGGGCCGTAATCCAAAGATGAAGATCATTCAGGCGACGCACACGACTGAGTTGGCGGTCAATTTTGGCCGTAAGACGAAGAACTTGATTGAGAGCGACGAGTTTCATGAGATTTTCCCCGAGGTGAAGCTGGCTGCGGACAGTAAGGCTTCTGGTCGGTGGGACACGAACAAAGGTGGGATGTACTACGCCGTGGGCGTTGGTTCAAACTTAGCGGGCCGTGGTGGTGATTTGGTGATTATTGACGATCCTCACTCGGAGCAGACGGCGATGTCGAGTTCGGGGTTTGACGATGCGTGGGATTGGTACACTGGGGGCCCCCGGCAACGTCTCCAGCCGGGTGGTTCGATTGTTTTGGTTCAGACCCGGTGGTCTGAGAAGGACATGACGGGGCAGTTATTGAAGGCTATGGCTAAAGATCCGTTAGCGGATCAATGGGAAGTTATAGAACTTCCTGCGATATTTCAAGATGGGACTCCGTGCTGGCCAGAATTTTGGAGTTTGGAGGATTTGACCGCGGTCCGCGCATCTATTCCTCCGAGCAAGTGGAACGCGCAGTATCAGCAAAATCCTACTGGTGAGGAGAACGCGATTATTAAGCGTGAGTGGTGGCGTTGTTGGGAGAAGCCGAAGGTTCCGCAGTTAGAATATGTGATCCAGAGTTATGATACGGCATTTTCAAGGCGGGAGACTGCGGACTACAGTGCGATTACGACGTGGGGTGTTTTTTATCCGAACGAGGGTGGTTCGGGGCCCAATTTAATATTGTTGGACAGTAAGAAGGGTAGATGGGATTTCCCCGAGTTGAAGCAGGTTGCTTTGGATGAGTACAAATTTTGGGAGCCTGACACGGTAATTATTGAGGCGAAGGCGAGCGGGACGCCTCTGACGCATGAATTGCGCAATATGGGAATACCGGTTGTAAACTTTACTCCGAGTCGTGGTAACGATAAGGTATCAAGAGTACATAGTGTGTCACCCTTGTTTGAGGCTGGAATGGTTTGGGCCCCCGATGAAACTTGGGCGGATGAGATGATAGAGGAAGTAGCGGCGTTCCCGAATGGGGAACATGATGATTTGGTTGATAGTATGACGCAGGCACTTATGCGATATAGGCAAGGAAATTTTGTCCAGCTACCAACTGATGACTGGGAAGACGGAGAAAACTCTGCTACAGTGAGAGCATATTATTAAACCATAAAGGCGTCCATATGTACAAGTCTGCGGTTAATTTAGGTGCGGCTGGTCACGACCCTGTTCGCTATATGCAGGAAGGCGGCGACGTCACGCTTATGGACTTGCAAACCACGGCCCCCGGATCATACCCCGCTTATTTAGATTATTTACCCGAAGAAATACAAGAAGAGATGCCTGAAGAAGCGGGCTTGGGTTCTGTTATTTGGGATAAATTGACAGGTGATGATCCGATTGAGGGACTCCGTGAAAGTGCCCGGGTCGGTGGTTCGCGGACCGCGGCTCTTTATGGTTCAAACCCGAGCTTTATGGAGCAGCTCATAGAGCGTTATCAGTATCCGGCGAAGAAGGACACTGCTACGGGAGAGATGGTTATTCCTACTGGTTTTGAGCCTGAAAGTGTTCGTATGGCGCGGCCTTTAGGCCGTCGTGATATGCCGACGTATCCTGAGTTAGAGGATGCGCGGGCGCATATGCTGGGTTCTGCAATGGTGGCTCAAGAATATGGCGTTGAGACGGCGGAAGATGCTGGGACGTTTAAGGAGTTTTTGGATCGTTTTGGGCCATGGCCGATGGGTGGTCAGAATGCGCGGGACGTTGCGATGGATCAGCGCAACAATGCTGTTGGTCGTCAGATTTTCATGAAGGCGGGAATTAACGCGACGCCGCAGCAACTGACACAGATGGTTGACTCGGAGATATTTCGACAGTTGGATGTGATTATGGGGCGTTCTTCTTCGGAGCAGAAGATGCCTTCCTTGGATCAGCCCCGCGCCCCACGGAACTTTGTATCACCTCCTACGGGGCCTGATGTTTACTTCCCTCGCAATGAGCAGGGTTATTTTGATACCACACGTAAAGTTCTTGGTTTTTACCCGCAAAAATACCGAGATTATCAGTAGGTATCAGGGAGAGTTAGATGGCAAAAGAACGTAATGGCTACCAAAGCAGTTTGATGGACAAGAATGTTCCGTCACAGATTGACGAAGAGGACTTGAAAGCTGAGATTGAGATTGAGCTTCCGGGTTCTCAAAACGATGTGACTGCGATGATTGACGCCTCTGATGTAGGCGAAATTGAAATTACACAGACCGAAGACGGCGGAGTTGAGATTGACTTTGAGCCGCAAGATCAGCGTGGAGAAAATGAAGATTTCTATGCGAACCTTGCTGAAGAAATGCCGGACCGAGAGCTACAACGCATCGCCAGTGAGCTTTTGTCTGAGTATGATGCAAATAAATCGAGCCGTCAGGACTGGGAAGATGCGTATGCAAACGGTCTTGAATTGCTTGGCTTCACTTACGAAGAGCGAACACAGCCTTTTAGAGGCGCTTCAGGTGTTACTCATCCGCTTTTAGCAGAAGCTGCTACACAGTTTCAAGCGCAAGCTTTCAACGAGCTGTTACCTCCTGCGGGGCCCGTTAGAACCGTTGTCATGGGATCTGAAACGCGTGAAAAGGTTGCTCAAGCGCAGCGCGTAAAATCGTTTATGAATTACTACATCACGAGTGTGATGGAAGAATACACGCCGGACATGGACCAGATGCTGTTCTATTTGCCGCTGGCGGGTTCGACGTTTAAGAAGACGTACTATGACGAGACGCTAGATCGTGCGGTATCCAAGTTTGTCCCTGCGGAGAACTTGATTGTTCCGTATGAGACCGCGGACCTCGAAACATGCCCTAACATTACACAAGTTGTGCGGATGTCGCTGAATGATTTGCGTAAGCGTCAGTTTGCGGGCACGTATTTGGACGTTGAGGTGATCCCAGCGCAGCGCGAGGTTACTGGCGTTGAGAGCGAGATTGACCGCATTGACGGTGTGGAGCCCAGCCAGATTGATTACGACTGCACTATCCTTGAGTGCCATGTCGATCTGGACCTAGAGGGCTACGAAGAAGTTGATGAAGACGGAGAGCCTACTGGCATTCGCGTTCCTTACATTGTGACCTTGTCGATGGACAACGGTCAGGTGCTGTCGGTTCGTCGCAATTACCGCGAAGAAGACAAGCTGAAAAAGAAAATTCAGTATTTCACCCACTACAAGTTCTTGCCCGGCTTTGGGTTCTACGGACTGGGTCTGATACATACGATTGGGGGCCTGTCACGGACCGCTACGGCGGCTCTTCGACAATTGATCGACGCTGGTACGTTGTCTAACTTACCTGCTGGCTTCAAGGCCCGTGGACTGCGTATTAGGGACGACGATGATCCGTTGCAGCCCGGTGAGTTCCGAGATGTAGACGCACCCGGTGGGGCTATTAGAGACAGCCTAATGCCGCTGCCGTTTAAGGGGCCCGACCAAACGCTTTTCAATCTGTTAGGTTTTGTGGTACAGGCAGGTCAACGTTTTGCGACCATTACTGATCTAAAGGTTGGTGACGGCAATCAGCAAGCGGCTGTTGGCACGACTATTGCTATGATGGAGCAAGGATCGCGGGTCATGAGTGCTGTGCATAAGCGCCTGCACTACGCGATGCGTCAGGAGTTTAAAATTCTTGCTCGTGTGATGTCTGAGTATCTGCCTCAGGAGTATCCGTACTCGGTTGCTGGTGGCGATCAGAAGATCATGGCGAAGGACTTTGACGACCGTGTGGATGTTATCCCGGTCAGCAATCCGAACGTATTCAGCCAAGCGCAGCGCATTATGCTCGCGCAAACTAAACTACAGCTCGCGGCCCAAGCACCAGAGATTCACAACATGCACGAGGTTTTCCGTGATATGTATGAAGCTTTGGGCGTGTCGGATTCAGATCGTTTGATGAAGGCTATTCCGGCAGAGACACCGGAGCCTATTGATCCTGCGCAGGAGAACATCAACGCGTTGGATATGTTGCCGTTGAAAGCGTTTGAGGGTCAGAATCATCAGGCGCACATCATGGCGCACTTGGTATTTGGTTCTGGACAGATGGTTGGTCAAATGCCAGCCGTTGCTATGTCTTTGCAGAAGCACGTGATGGAACACGTTCAGATTGCTGCGCGTGAACAGGCCGCGGTGCAATATCTGCAACAGGTGCAACAGACGGGTGGTCAGCCTGCCGATGATGAGCAGATGCTACAGATCGAACAGCTTACCGCGCAGTTTGTTGCGGAGGGCTTGCAGCAGGTCAAAGATTTGTCTGCCCAGCTATCTGGCGCTGGTGGCCCAGACCCACTTTTGCAGCTCAAGGAGCAGGAGCTTCAGCTCAAAGCACAAGCAGATCAGGCCGACAACCAGATCGACCAAGCCAAAATCCAGTTGGACGCGCAAGGTCAGCAAATACGGTCGAACCAATTCGAGAAGCGTTTGGCTTCGCAAGAGAAGCAGACACAGGCCCGTATTCAGTCCGCGATGGAAAGAGAGCTGCTTAAACAAAATAACAAAGGAGGTACTCCACAATGAAGAACCGTACTATCAAAGTAAATGGCTCCGCGCCAAATAACCCGCCCAAGCCTGAGAAGGTTGGTGGCATGAAGAAAGCCCCAATGGCGGGCGATAAAATGCGCTTGACAAAGACCCGTGGCACGGGTGCCGCGATCAAGGGCACGATGCACATGGGTTGTTAGTGACATGCCTCTGAAGAAGGGCAAAAGCCAGAAGACTGTAAGCAGCAACATTCGTAAGCTGCGGGACGAGGGATATCCTCAGAAGCAGGCGGTGGCGATTGCTTTGTCTTCGGCGGGCAAGTCGAAAAGTAAAAAGAAAGTCGTGAAGAAAGCTGGCGGCGGTGTTGTTCGTGGTTTTAGCCCGATTGCAAGGCCGCAAAGATTTCAGGGTATATTCTGATGTACAACATCAACCTTTCGACGGGTTAAGGCCTCGGGAGGATAAAATGACATATTCGCGGCAAGCTAGGTTTTTTGTTTACTTGTTGATGAGTTCGCTTTTCGCGTTACTCGCCAATGAAGTTATGGCACAAGACGCATCCAACGATGTCATTTATACCGATTCAACCACGCGAAGTACGGTAGAAACGACGGGCAGTATGACGACACAGATTGAGTCGCCACCTCCGTCTGCTATTTCTCCTCAATTTAACGGTGGCGTAAACTCTGACCTATGCACGGTCGGGGTTGCGGGAGCTGTGCAGACACAGATTTTGGGTATTTCCATGGGCCAAACCGTGCGAGATATGAACTGTGAAAAGCTAAAAAACGCAAAAACACTTTATGACATGGGCATGAAAGTCGCCGCGGTATCTGTTATGTGTCAGGACGAACGAGTCTTTGACGCAATGATAAGCGCTGGAACCCCTTGTCCATATGACGGCATGATTGGCAGCGCTGCCAAGGCTGCATGGGAAGCCGACCCCGATTCCAAACCGGGGGCGGACAAAAAGGAGGCGCTAAATGACGGTACAAAGACCCTTATGGGTACTGGCGGCGTTCTTGGGCTTCTGGCCTTGCTACTCTTACTCTGACCCATACACGTATGGAAGCACTAATAATGCTGCTTCTGTGGGCCTTTATTGGCCTATGTCTCAGTCTGTATTAGGCGTTGATTTAGCACCGGGACTCCACATCTCCGGAGTTCTCTACCGCTACACAACAGTCAAAGACCCAAACGATCCGTTGTTGGTAAACGTTCAAAACGAACGAGCAAACGGGCCGGGTTACATATTCCGTGAAACCGACGACTGGTCCGGATTACCCGGCAAC